AAAAGGCAGGTGATCGGCAGCGGCCATGCCAACCTTTGGCCATACACCGGAAGCCGTATGGCTCCCGGTGTGGCAATAGGCCGAACAGTTCAGGACTTGCCAAAAGACGGCCAGAACAATTAATTTTCGCATTTTTTCCTTTCCCTTTCTGCCATTTTGAAAGCAACTCTCGCTTCACTGATATCTTTTATTGCCCTGTCAATATAACCGGCCGCATTTTCATATTCGAGGCCAAAAGAATCGTTTCCGTATTTTTTGGCAGCACCGTACAGACGATTTTTGATGTTCCTTAAATCTTTTTTCGCTTCATCTATCTGATCCGTTATCGTTATTTGCATTTTCCTGCCTCCATTCTTTTCCTTACGGTTTCCTTGTCCCACGAACTGGGGGACTGAAGGAATGAGACGCAACAATGCTTCAGCATTCCTTTATAGAAAAATATGCATTTTTCCGAACACACTTTATTTTGTTTGCAATACTGCCTGATGGACTTCATGGCTTTGTAAGCCTTTTTGCGAGTTATGGCTTTTTTCATTTTTTCACTCCGCATGTTCCCTGGCTAATTCTTTTATAATTAAAGCAGCCCGATCTTTGGATTCCTGTTTAATTAATTTTTCGGCCACGTCCTTGATTTTATTTTCCACCATATTCCGTACCAGCGACTGAATGTTCCATTGACTCCTGTCTATTGATTTTTCTTTAATTTTTTCTTTCACTAAGCTTTCAAAACTGTCGTATCTTTCAACGCGGCCCCAACCATTATCAGTTTTGACAGGGGAGGCTAAAATCTTGTCAATCTCTTCACGAATATAGCCGTTACATTTTTCGTCCAAAACTTTACTAACTATGCCTTGCAGTTCGCTATACATATGATGGTTCATATATTCACTAACTGCAGATTTAACTGCATATTGTAAATCCTCTTCACTAATCAGTTGTTTTGCCAAATCCATCAAAAGATCTTTGTTTTCACTCATGTTTTTTGCTCCTTTCACACCTCATTGTTACAGGTCTTCCGGAATTCCATCAGATCTGATTTGAGCGGTTCTCTTTTTCAGGTCTTTGACCATCTGTTCCCATTCCTTTGCTTCTTCCAGTTGCTTTTTGTACTGGGATGCATAAGGCTCTTTCATATCTCCATCCATTACAGGGACGAACTCAAACCCGAATTTATATCCATCACCATTTGCGTCCTTGTCTGTGTTGATGCTTTTATAGGCCGCACATCCGTCACCATTTTGCATATTGAAATAGTGGAGAGTTCCGTCATCATCTACCCACAGCTCATCATGTACGTCATCGCCAATGCGGTGGATTCTCCCGGAATATTTATCCCGGACATAGATATCAGTAAAACTCATTACCATTGACCTCCCGGCATCCAAGGAACACTTACCATACTAAAATCCGTTTGGCTCGGCACAATTAGCAAGGAATACGCAAATTTATCATACTTAATTAGGAGTCCAAACACTTTGTTCATCCACCTTTTCTGTTGCCCGGGAACGAAACCGTCTTTATACACATTCTTTCCAATTCTGCATGGGTGCCTGTATCCCAATTTCAAAACCCGGACAACATGGCTTTCTGGCCCGAAGGCGGTTTCATTATAAGAGCAAAAGAAAAAATATTTTTCTGTCTTTTTCATTGCTGTTCCTCCAGTTCATCGAACGGAATTCCGCGTGGCCTGAAAACATGGTCTTTAATAACTTCTATGTCTATTTTGTTCATGGCTTTGAGTGCTTTTTTGGTATCCCGGTTACAGCAGTCATTCCAAAGCATGTATAGCCATGAGCCGGTGATTCCTGCTTTTTCCATCCTTTTGAATCCTTTTTCTGCGGCAACCATATCCAGATCATATGCATTCATCAGAAATGTGAGTGCACCCGGATTTCCTTTAACAATGTCAAATGATACTAATCCCATAATTTTGCTCCTTTCACTTTGCTGTATAATGTGCCGTGTCAGCATATCCCATTCCTTTTCCTGGCATCTGGCACACATCTTTTCAAAAGTCTGATGTGATTTTTCCAATTTTGCTCCTTTCACTTTATCCAACTTTTCTTGTTTTTTCCGGGCAGTACTCCTGCAGGTTCGCTCTGGTCAGCGCTTCTGCGAATGGTGGCGGTACCGCGTTCCCGCATCTGGCCACTTGGGCGAACTTCGGATATTTCTTCCCGTCAGCATCCCTGTCGATAATGTAATCGTGGGGAAATCCCTGGGCATCGAACAGTTCACGCGGCGTCAGCATCCGCATGCCGATATCGATAATTTTGTACGGAAGCCCCTGGATCATCACCAGTCCGAACCGGTCCTTCGGTGTGACCGTGTGAAGCGGCTCCGTGATGTTTTGCCCCACATCAGCACCGTAATACTTTATCAGGAACGCTTCCACTTCCGCGATATGCTGCCCCTGTGCCGTAATCGTTCCGATAGGATCTGTAACCGCTGCGCCGATGCTCTCCCCGTAGTAGTGCATCATGTAGGGAACCACCAGCGCGTTGTGATCTACTGCGGTCACTGTCGGCAGCGGCTTCTCAATGTTGCACCCGGCGCCTTCGTAGCCCCCGGCAAAGTACTTGCTGATGAATGCCGTCACCAGCCCGTACCGGTTCGATGTATCTATCACATCGATGGGCCGCTTGACGCTCTGTCCCCGGACCTCATCCGGAGATTTTTCGCCGTGATAGGAAATGATGGTCGGGGCAACAACGTAGTGATGATTTCCCGTCAGAATCGTGTGCAGAGGCTCCTTCATGTCGCTGCCTTTATTTTTGAATTCATTCACCATAATGAATGGAGTCAATTCGGGGACGACCACACCAAAGCCGTGTTTGGATGTAATCGTTTGCAAAGGTTTGTTGATTTTCTGTCCCCTGAACCCTTCGCCTTTATGATTCACCAGTACAATGAACGGTGCCGGATTGTCGAAAACGAACTTTTTCAGTCCTTTTGCAATCCGGCGCATCGTATTTTCACATAACGGTTTCTTTCGCCCAAAGATGGACGGACAGGGAATGCTCCAGTCTATGATTTCAGCAGCGGTCCGGTATGGCTGCTCCAGTCCGCTGCGTACCATCAAACTGTCAGGATCCCCATGTGTCGACTCTGGCCACACAATTGGTTTGCCATCACATCGTGCGATCAGGAAGAACCTCTTCCGGGTGGTAGGCGCTCCATAATCGCATGCCCGCAATTCCCGGTGTTCCACCCGGTAGCCATACCGTCCCAACGCATGCAAAAACCTTCTGAAGGTTTTTCCGATGCAGCGTTTATCAGGATGGCCGTCTTTTCGCAAGGGCCCCCAGTCCTGGAACTCTTCCACGTTTTCCAGAATAATCACGCGCGGTTTTACTGTCTGCGCCCATTTCACGGCTATCCATGCAAGTCCACGGATGTGTTTGCTTTTCGGCTTTCCACCTTTTGCCTTCGAAAAATGCGTGCAGTCCGGTGAAAACCATGCCAGCGCAACGGGATGCCCGGCACAGGCTTCCGCCGGGTCAATATCCCACACGCTTTCACAGTAATGTTTTGTGCCGGGGTGGTTCGCCCTGTGCATTGCGATGGCGGCAGGGTCGTGGTTGATAGCAATATCCACATCCCGGCCGATAGCCATTTCAATGCCCGTGCTGGCGCCGCCGCCCCCGGCAAAATTGTCAACGAAAATTTCATTCATGGTATTTTTGCTCCTGACTCACTTTGTTAAAACAATCTTGATTCTTCTGTTGCTTTTTTGTTCAGCCACAATATTTCTGTGGCGGTACCGCCGCAATTCACCTGTACCTGTTTGCTGTGTTTTTCCCAATCCCGCAGCGCATCCTCATACAGCGGGTCGTTATAACCGCTCACTATGCAGGGGCCTTTGTGTCTCAAACACAGTTCCAGCAGCTGCTCATGTTCCTTTACCGTACAGAACTCGCATTCATAATGCTTGTTGGTCCGTGTACGCCGCAGGTATGGCGGGTCAACGTATAACAGCGTGGTTTTCCGGTTGTACATAGGTATCAGTTCCCGTGCGTCTTTATTCTCAATTTGCGCCATACGTAGCCGGGATATTACCTGCAGGATCCTTTCCGGAAGTTGCGCCCAGTATTTGGGCCGGAAAACACGGTTCGTCCGATCGTGAGACCACGATGCGCTTTTATAGGTTTTCCCTCCGAAGGACTGCCATGTACGGACCAGGAACCGGCGTGCGCGTTCCATGGGTTCATCGGCCTTTTTGTAAGACTCGAAGTATTCTTCCCGGCTATATGGCGTCAGTTCTACCAGTCTTGCCAGTTCTTCTGGATAAACCCGGCAGACGGTGAACAGGTTAACGATTTCGCTGTCCCGGTCATTTATTGTTTCGGTACTGGAAGGCGGTTTCGTGAAGAATACGGCCCCGCTGCCGAAGAACGGCTCACAGTACACGTCATGCCGGGGAAACATGCTGACTATCCAAGGCGCAATGCGCCACTTAGCACCGGGCCAGCGCAGTACTGGTTCCATTATTTTCGGAACTCATCCGCATGGCTGCAGGTTGCCCAATGCGGAATGTACCCGATGCCTGTGGCTTCCTGCTCATCCCCGGTAAGCCTGCAGGCAACGACCTCGCCGTTGCGTGTGACAACCCGTTCCTTGCCTTTTGGGTCTGCCCAGTAGAGTACTTCATCCGGGTTGCACGGCATCGGTCTTCCGGCTTTGGTCTTCAGGAAAAAGATTTGTTTCCCGCACTTTTTGCATTTCGGCATTTTCATTCGTCTCCTTTATCAGCAATTCCACTCGTTCCATTCCGTCGGTGTACCTTTTCTTCAGGTGCAGATCCGAGATCACCGCATCGTCCTTCCAGGTTATCCCGGTCAGCGCGTCCAGTATGGACTTCGCAGTGTTGTCCAGATCCGGCTTGGAAGTAGGCCGTAACGTGCCGGCCACGGCCTCTGCAAACTTCTTCTTGCTGAAGCTTTTCGGTATGCTCCGGTAAAAAATCATTCCCACATACACGGAATGCTCATATGGTTTGAAATCCGGGTGGTTAATTTTCAGTTCGCGAACTACAGCGTCTTTGACCATCTGCTTGTAGTCCCTGCTTTCCTTTGGGTCGTAAGGCCTTACAAAGGCCCCGATTCTTGCGAACCGTGGCCTGCCTTGCGGTACCGCCTTTCCGTATACTGTCAGCCGGAGCATTTGAACACCTCTTTCATCCGTTTCACTGCTTTTTTGACTCGCTGCCACATCTTCCAGAGAGTATTTTTCTTTTTCCGGTCCCGTCCGCTCATCGCTTCTTCCCAGCACTTTTCACAGGTGGACAGTTCGCAGATATGGTCATGCTTGAAAGAGGGAAGGCCGTAACTGTGCGGGCATTCATGATCGTGTATTTGCTGGAACCGTTCCGGGTCCTCGTTTTGAATCCGAAGCATCTCGTCGATAAAGTAGGCTGTTAATCTGTCCATTTTGCTCCTTTCAGTCAGTGCTTCATTCTTCTTCGAAATCTTCATCGTCCTCGGAATCGTCCCTGGTTTCTGCCTGCACGGTGTCATCCGATTCCGGGATTTCCGGATAGGCATCTTCCTTCAGCATGTTCTTTTCCAATGCGTCACGGAAAAAGAACTGGTTCCAGAAGTTCACCAGCTTCAAGAAGATGTTTTCGATTTTTGTCCGCAGCTCTTTCCCGATGGTGAACGTCCCGCCCGAAACCTTCATGGACAGGGCGGCGTCCTTAAACGTCCATACAATCTTTGCGTTCGGGTCGATAGCCGATTCGGCTTCCGTTTGCGCTTCGGGGAACATCCCCGGCTGTTCATACCGCTTTGTGGCCTTGCTGATTGTCAACGTAATCGGATACTGCATCACATTCAGGCTGTAGATCAGGTCGTGTTCGTCACACAGTGATTTCAGCTTGTTTTTCTGCGCATCAAATTTGCTCGCTTCTTCGGTGTATGCCATTTTAAAAAACTCCTTTCGTTTTTCGCTTATTGGTTTTGCGTCCGGTAATTCCGGCTCTTGTCCCTGCTGATGAACAGGTTGTAAGTCTTGGTCTTTTCGTAGATCCTGCTTCCGACGGCTTCGTCAATCTCCATCAGTCCTTCCCGGCTCAGTTCGCAGGAGATGAGCGTCACCTTCCGGATGTCTTGGTACCGGGCATTGATGATCTGGAACGCGAGGTTGACATCTGCCTGCGTCGGAAGTGTCCGTTGCTGCGTCTTCCAGAAATCGTCGATGTACAGGATCGTTGCATTTGTCAGTTCTGATAGCTTTTGGTGATATTCTTCCGGTTTGTTCACGATGGCCTTCAACTGTGTCGCCTCTGCCCGCCACATCATGTAACGGCATCCGGGCACCGTCTTTGCCAGTTCGTTCAGGATGGCCGTGCAGATGTGTGTCTTACCACACCCGACCTGCCCGCCGATGAAGAACCAAAGTCCCATCCGCCAACCGTCCGACGCGAACTGCTTCGCCTTCTCGAACATGGCTTTCTGGTAATCGTGGTCGGTATGGAAATTCTCAAAATCCATGTCGCACCTTGCGCCGGCCTTTTTCATGTTCTCGGCAAGCGATGCCTTATATTGGCATGAACATTTTTCGGCTTTCTGATAGCCGTCATACCAGAATTCCCGCCATCCGTAATCACCGCAGAGCTGGCATTTGCAACCGGGCTTGAGCTTCGGCGGAATATACACCCGTTCCTTAAAACGCTCGCCCCGCTGGCACATTTCCAGCTTTTCCTTTTCAGACAACGTTCCCGTTTCGTTTTGCCTGTTCATGGAGCTGCTGGAGGTACGGGTCGGAAAGTTCTGTGTTGCCTGTCCCGTCGCCGCTGCGATTGGTTCCACGTTGTTCCCTCCTTATCGTTTCATTCCGAGCAATGGTCTTGATGTAGTTCCAATTGCTGTTGCCCTGATGGTGTGCCTCCTTGATGGCGTATACAGCGACGTCCTTCCCGTAATCATCAATCAGGTCCTGCAGGGTCGTCACCCGGAAGCTGCTCACGGTCCCGAAACGTTCTTCCCAAAGTTTGGCCAGTTCCAAAGCGTCATCAGAAAAACCGCCACCGCCATCGTTGCTTTTGTTTGCTTCCGTCTCCGTATTCCGTATTCCTTTCTCCTTACTCCTTACTCCTTCTCCTATCTCCTTACTCCTATTCCTAAGGAGGGGATTGCTTTCGGTTTGCTTCTCGTTTGCTTCCGTTTTGCTTTCAGTTTGCTTTCCATTTGCTTCAACTTTGCTTGCGTTTGCTTCCGTTTTGCTTTCAGTTTGCTTTTGGTTTAGTTCGCTTTCCCCGGCGTTCTTTTTATTCTTCAAACCCCCGGCAGTTCCGGCTTTTGCCCTTGCCCTGGACTTATCGAGAATCGGCTTCACCAACGTGAATGCCAAACCAACTTCCCCTGACAGCTCATTTTCTTTTCCGTTCAGGGCATAATCGCAGATTGCCATGAGAAAGTCGGCCTGCTTCTTTTTTTCTTTAAATTTTCCGGCCGCTTCGTAAAAAGAGCGAAAAAATGAGAAACTTTTTCTTTCTTTTTCTTCAATTTCCATGGTTCCTCCTTAGAACGGAACGTCCTCATCGAAGGGGACTTGCGTCCCCATGTGACTGAATGCATCCTGCTGCTGGTACTGCGGGTGTGGTTGCTGTTGGGGCGGAGGGGCGGAAGCCTGCCCCTGGTAGCCCTGATTCCGGTTTGCGTTGGCTTCCTTTTTTTCGAGGAACTCAATGCTGTCGCCGACAACTTCGGTTACCCACACTTTTTTGCCGTTCTTATCGTCATAATTCCGCATCTGCATCCGTCCGGAGACTCCCAGCCTATGGCCTTTGGAAAGGCTGTTGCCTGCGACCTCCGCCGTTTTGCCCCAAAGCACTATCGGGATAAAGTCTGCTTCCTTCTGTCCCTGCTGGTTCTGGTACGGCCTGTCAACGGCCAGGGTGAAAGAGCAGACCACCTTCTGCGACGGAGTGTACCGCACTTCCGGGTCTCTGGTCAGCCGACCGATCAGTACAACTTTGTTCATTCGGTTTCACCTGATTTCTTTGCCGGATTTGGGTATATCGAGTCTGCCGCCCGTTTTACCTGTTCGCGTTTATCCAGCAACCTTTCCAATTCTTTTGTGATAGACAGCATCACAATCGGCCCACACATTTGGATCAGTGAATCCAGCAGCGGCTTGACGCAGTTGATATCGTTACACTGGTAGGTGGTGAGGATGAGTCGGTAGTATTGCGATTCATTCATAAGCCTCGTAAGTTCCATGTATGGAACCATGACATAACCGGTCTGTCGCAATGCCTCCAGCTCTGCTACTTCTTTTGCGGTTGCGCCCTCGATGCGCTTTTCTGTTGAAATGTCCATGTTGTCTCCTTTCTTTTCTTAAAAAGCTATGACCGGTACCCCGGTCAGTTCCTCGACTTCTTTTATCATGCGATCCTCTTCTGCATTGTCATTTGACATATGGATGAGGTACACGGTCTGCAGTTCAGGGAATTTGTTTGCATTTAAAAATTCCTTTAGGGTATCAAGATTCATGTGCGAGTGCAGGATCCTGTTTTTCCGGGAAGCGTCCACAACACCGTCTGCGATATTTTCGTTGAGGTGCTGCATGCTGTAATTGCATTCGATGATCAGGTGCGTCAGTGTTTCCGGCATCTTATATTTGATGTAATAGGTGTCGGTCGCAAAGAGTATGTGTGCCTTGGCGAACCGTGACTTGATCAGGAATGCAAACGGCTCTGCCGCGTCATGCTCCACTTTGAATGGGGCAAATGTCCAGGCTTTGTCAATCCTCCGTTCCTTCAGTTCCGGAACGGCCTTGCAGTTCCAGTGGTCGTCAATCTTCAAGGCCTTTGCCGTGCCCTTACTGCAATATATAGTTACGCTGCGCTTTAACAGGTCTTTTGCAGCCTTGCTGTGATCCAGATGCTCATGGGTCAGCAGGCACCCGGATATCTGCAGAATGTTAAAATCAAGTGCTTTGAGTAGCCTTTGGAACGGGATACCGCACTCCAGTAACAATTTGTTTCCCGCCCCGTCGTCCAGCAGGTAGGCGTTGCCTGAACTGCCGGACGCGATGGCTTTTACTTCCAACATCAGAAATCCACCATGATGTCTTCTGGCAGCATTTCACCGGGAACCGGCTGTTCCTGGGCGGGCGGTTGTGCAACGGGTTGTTGCACAACTGGTTGCACAACTTGCATGACCGGCTGCGCCATCGGCTGTGCGTGTTCAGGAAGAGCTGCCGGCTGGGGGCTGATAGGCGTTATATTAATCGGTTCCCGGTTTGCTTTCTGCCGGAGTTCGTCAGCCAGATCAGCTTCGACAGCTTCGCTGTTGAACCGTTCCATCAGCATGTAATAATCATCAAACTTTTTCGGATCCAACGTAACGGCCTTGCTGGCTTTCCGCATTACGGTTTTGAGGGCCATCTCGTTGTACCAGTCTTTCCAGAAGTTTTTCGATTTAGAAGTTTCCCTTATTTTTTCAATCTCGGCTTTGGTCATGACAATCAGTTTGTTTTGCCGGGGATCCTCAAAGCGGATGTACGCATAACCGCCCTTCATAGCCCCCCGGTTAAACGGATCCGGGATTTCCAGTTCATAGGATGCGCCTTTGTAACAGTCTTTTATCATCCGGAATTTGTCGTTGGTGTACAACAAATCGCATTCGATATCCACAATGGGGAACAAGCTGTATTTAATGGCCTTGTATTTCAGGCCTTCATATCCTTCCTGAAAACTCAGGTCATATTTACCGTTTTTTCCATTCTTATAGGGAATGGGGAACAGATGGTTTTTAATCATCATGTTCAGGTTGTTTTTAGCAAAAGTTGCGATGCTTTGGGCCAGGTCGGCGCCAATGTTCACGTTTTCCCACGTATAAGGGAGTTTGTTTGCGGCAGCTCTTCCGTAGTCGGTTTTTTCTTTGGCATCTTTCTGCCGTTTTTCTTCCAAATACCGGAGCGCCTTGTCGCATCCGATAAAGTACCCTTGGATCAGGCTTTCCTGGTACGGGGTAATGTTGATTGCCCCCGATGAGGAGGTGAACTCCCTCATTACCGTGCTGATAAACCGCTGCGACGCGCTGGCCGCTACGTTTGCCACAGTTGCTTGGCTTGTGTTTTCGTTCATTTTTTTTGCTCCTTTCATGCTTTTTCTACTCTGAGTGTTTTATCGCCAGCTGATACGATCAGCCTGATGATCTGCATGTCCGTTTCCGGAAGGGTGATAAAGCTTTCGCTCCGGTCGATCAGGACCGGCATGGTCAATTTATAGTATTTGCAAAGGGTCTGGATTATATCCAGCCCGACGTGCATCTGTTCCGTTTGGCACAGGTCATGGTACGGCGTCCCGTGCAGATGCACTTCGCAGCATTCCTTGGCGCCATCGTTAGAAATGTTGTCTTTGAACATGACGAACCGGGCAAGTTTGAAATGCTCGCCGACCTTGCGGTCGATATACTTGGTCAGGCACCGGATGTACTGGTCGCAGAGGAAGGACTGTTTTGTGAGAACCGTATAGGTGGCGGACAGTTCTTTTTCCTTTTCCTGCAGTTCGCGGATGCGCTCCATGTGCTTCCGGTTCTGCTCGATTTCCAGAAGCTTTTCCTGCGCCTCCGTCTGTTTGGCGATTTCGGCCTGTCGCCTTGCTTCCAGTTCAGCGATTCGCTTTTCTGCCGTTTCGTCAGGCCTGCCTACATTAGCCAGCAGATTTGTCAATTCGTTTTGCAGGGATTCCTTTTCCGGTAAAGTGACAGGCTGGTATTTGTCAAGCGCCTCCCTGGCGATCCGTTCCGTTTTCGTTACTGCCTGCAGGTCGCGCTGGGCGGCAAGCAGGCTTTCTTTTGCTTCCTCTAATTTTTTTACGGCTTCGGCCTTCTTCTCATTGTTCGCTTTGCCGTCAATGTTTATGGCCTTCAGCTTTTCCGCTTTATCCCGGTTGAATTCCTTTTCCTGGCTTTCCAGTCTGGCCCTGGCGGCTTCCACCGCCTCTGGCGGGATATCCTGTCCGCAGGTGGGGCAGACCGTTTCGATGGCTGTGGCCGTGAACTTAAAACCTGAGATCTTCTTGAATTCTTCCAGTAGTTCTTCCCGTTTCCGCTCGTAATGGTTGACTTTCATCTGGAAATCTTTTACCACATGCTCCCATCCGTATACGCGGCTGTCCGCTTCCAGCTTTTTGGCGTGGGCTGCGTCCACTTTGGCCTGCAGTTCGTTTTTTGCGGCCCTGTTGCGTTCATCTTCCTGGGCCTGCACCTGCAGGATCCTCCGGTTCAGTTCCGCTTTCTTTTCTTCCAGCGCAGTGTTGACCGTCCCGGCCTTGACCTGGGCAATCTCCTGAATCAGAGTGCCGATGGCGTCCACACACTGCAGGACTGTCGCTTCATAGAATCCCTTGTTGGCGGCATCCGCTCCGGATACCATCATGGCCTGGTGTTCCTTTATGGCCGGCGCTATGGATTCAACTTCTTTATTTGTTTTGGAGAGGGACTGCTTCACGATCTGCTTGAAGTCCTCAACCTTCCGCCCTTTCAACAGGGGTTTCAGTTCCGCCAGTTCTGAAATGTTCTCTTCGATGACCGCATCCTGATCCACACCGCCGATAATATCCATCAGGATGGAACGACGCTCGGTGTCTTTCAGGTTCTCATTGAAGTACAGCGGGTTCGTCAGAACTTTGAATGTCTTTTCATCGATGATGCTGTTGATATAATTTTTGTAAGCCGACTGACTTTTGCCGACGTTATCAATGTAGTATTCGGTCGTGTGCCCGGAGAACTCTGCTTTCAGTTTCCCGCGGGGCTTCTGCCATTTTTCTTTGTAGATCTTTCTCAGCGTGATGCGCTGGCCGTCTTCCATAAGGAACTCGCATTCAACAGAATGCTCTGCGTGGTGCAGCGGCTCGCCGTCAACAATGGTCTTGATATTGAAGTCTTTGGCGTCCGTGCTGTCCTTGTCGAACAGCAGCCACATAAGCGCGTCCACCGTGGTGGTCTTGCCGGCGCCGTTGGTCCCGTAGATGTTATAGTTTCCGCCGTCCGGGAAGTTTAAGTCTGCGTCCCGGACGCCTTTGAAATTGACAAGCTTCATTGATAAAATTTTCATTTTTCATTCACCTCCGTAGCCATCGGGATAACTAAAATATCACCTGGCCGGATATATTTTCCGGCCAGGCGGTTCTCTGCCTGGATGCTGTACACGAACTCTGCAAAGGGTCGCTTCTGGCCGTCGGCATATTTTTCCGCAATGTACCAGACCGTTTCCCCGGCCTTAACTGTATGTTGCGTGTAGCGCATCTCTGTTTTTGGTTGTATCAGGATGAATCCGGCGATGAATAACAGTGTCGCGAACATCATTATTTCAACGGCGAACCTTTCTGTTTTTCTCATCGTATTTTTGCTCCTTTCGCTCTTTGTGTTCCCGGTGCTTCTGGCAATCGCACTTTTCGCCGGGGTCAAGGTTGGATCCGCAATGGGGGCAGGTCCTAAAATACTTCATGATCCGGCTCCTTTATCAACACGACGGTCTCGTCGGTCATTTCGTAGACCATGTTGATGATGGTTTCGCATTCCTCTTCCGTCAGGCCTTCGAGGCCCGGACCGTCTTCTGTCCATCCGTTCTTCATGACGACGATATCGCCATGGATTTTATTCGGTAATGCGTCATACCATGCCGTCCCGACCGGATTGACAGGCCTGTGATTCTTTATGCCGTTATCGTCAATTACAAAGCAGAATGGGGACGGCAGCTTCAGGGGGTTCACAATTTCAAACCCGCCGGTAACCATGCCGATCGACTGGAACAGCGGCTCTGCAAAATCTTTTTTATACATCTTGTCTTCGGTTGTGATCACAATTCCTAACATTTCGTTTTCCTCCGTTTCTTTTCCGCCTGTTCCTGCCGGTAAAGTTTTGCCTCTTCCCGGAGTTTTTTGCGGCCTTCTTTTGTGCTTTTCTGTTCCATTACCATTTCGAAGATGCTCTCGCACAGGTCGCGCATCCGAAACTCGGGAACCAGAGTAGCGTCTATGTACAGTTCGTCTTGCATTTTCAATGCCTCCGTGTTAAAATAGGGACGTGAAAGATTTTGCTCCTTTCACACTTTGAAAACTTCCGTTGCGGGTGCTGCCGCAGCGGATTTTTTTTGCCTAAAATCATCCCTGCAGCTCATCCAGCGTGAACCGGATGCCCCTGACGTGCCGGCTGTTTATCTTTTCCAACCGTTCTTCCGCGCTGCCGCCGTTGACCATGTTCCGTAACAGCCACCGGGCGAAGGACAGCGCCTTTTCCCTGCTTACAGGTTTCCATTTGGTTGCCGCCCTTATCTCAATCATCTTCTGCGGCCTCCTCGATCTTCAGCAGGACATATTTCCCGGTCGGCCTGAAAATGAAGGTGTGTTTCTCACCGTTCGGCAGGAACACCACCAAAGGCACTTCCTTGTTGGTATTTTTGGCCTTGTCCCTGGCCATGGCCTTGAGGACGCCTATGTTCTGTGTCTTTATTACGTCCCCGGCGATTACACAGGAAGCATACGGCCAGAGCTTTTCCTGCTTCGTCGTTTCTTCGCCTTCCTTCCAATTTGGATGGCGGCGTGGCCGTCCGCGTCTTGGTAAATCCATGTGCTTTACTCCTCCTGTTTTGTTCCGAACCGTGCAATCACTTTTTCCAGTTTCTTTTCCACACGGCTGTTGATTTCCGCTTCGCTGATGTTTGCCATCTGCCGGGCCTGTTCCAACATGGCCGCTACATCCGCCAGTTCCTCTTTGAAATTCTCAGGAATTGCGTAAGGCTGGTTCACAGCGCAGGGGCAATTCCGCAAGACCTTTGCAGTGGCCTGGATTAGTTCGCTGCACTCTTCAATTACCATGCCGAGCTGCGGCCGGTAACCATAATGGTCAATGATCCTGTGGCACCTTTCCTTGTTTTCCTCATTCAGCATTTGTTTGCTCCTTTCACACCAACACCCATCCGCGTTCGTTCGCAACGGCCAGAAGTTCCTGTTCGGCTTCCATCCTCGTCGGCCACCATTTGAAGATGCTGCTTGCGTGCCAGCCTACGGAAAGGTTGCCATCCTTTCTCGGTTTCCAGTAGAAAACCTTCCACTGGTTATCACCAATGCCTGACTTTACTTTGTAAATCCAGCCTCTTTTGTCCTTGTACATGTTTTGCTCCTCCTACAGTCCTCTCAATATGTCCTTAATCATCCCGAAGCCGGAATCGCAACTCACATCAATGCGCTTTCGGTAGCCGTTGCGATATTTGACTACAACTTCCTGCTCATCTGTGCTGTGATGGATGTAGGTTAGAGATTCGATATCACAACCCCAAAGCGTGGCCCGCAATGTCTCGCACAGCCGGTTACAGATTTTCTGTTTATCTTCCCATTCATCTGCCATTCATTTGCTCCTTTCACTGTGTTGTTTAATCGGTTAAACACTTTGATTAAAAAAAAGTTTGTCAACCGTTGTTCCCAAAGCAGAAGCTATTCTCTGAAGGGTAGATGTTAACACCGTCCGGTCAGAGCCATTCTCCAGATTTGAAATGGTTGTACGGCTGACATTGCTCTTTTCCGCAAGTTCTTCCTGCGACATTTTCTTTTCAATTCTTAACTCCTTAATCCGATATCCCATGTTCTTCCTCCTTTCTTTGTTTAATCGGTTGCACATTCATATTACACCAGGAATTTCCTTTTGTCAAGTTGGTTTAACAATAATTGTTTAACGGAATTGACATTGACGGCCGTTGATTATATAATAATTGTACAACACATTAGACAAAAATATGGGAGGAACGCATCATGACATTAAGTGAATTAGTGACTAAATATCGTGAGGAGCATGATTTATCGCAGCGTCAGTTCGCACAACTTTGCGGCCTCTCCAATGGTTACATCTCCATGTTAGAAAAGAACATCAATCCAAAAACTGGGCAGCCATTGGTTCCTCAAATTACCAACCTTCGGAAAATTGCAGAGGGAATGAACATAACATTGGCTCAACTTTTTGATATGGTTGAAGACATGAAGGTAGATCTCGGAGAGTTTGAATATAAAAAAACACCCGCTGCCCCAAATGGCAACGGGTTGACTGACGAAATTATCTCTGTTGTAAACACTCTGTCTGAAGATCAGAAACTAAAGGTTCTGAGTTATGCGAAGTTCGTAGCAGATGAATCAAAAAAGAAATAAGTTCCCTCTTTTCTTTGGTGGAAAGTTTGTCAAACAGAATTAAAATATTCATTAAATCTTTGGAACGCATATAGCCACTTCCTTTTTTTAATTTGTGGCTACCGGTAGCAAATCTATTATACCAGTAATGAAAGATACTGGAAGAGAATGTTAAAAAATAACGTAAAGGATGTGCGAAGGATGTTGCATGACCCCAAATATAAAGATGAAATATACCAAAGTGGTTATTATGACGATAAACCGGACGCTTTGCGTGATGAATTCGAGTATTTTTATGAAAGGAAACTGGATTCCTTTCAGGACAAATTGGACGATTTGAGTGATATTTTCAATCCAGACACCACTATCCATCCTGATAAATTGTTGGCACGTTATGACAAAAAGACAACTGAATATTTAACGACCAAGGTGTTTCCGTTTTTTAAAGAAATGGTGAAGTATTATGGTCCTAAAATCATGGATGTTTATCAGGAATACATAGACCAGGTTGCTGAAGAAAGGGACTCTTTCGTTAAATTCGAATATGAAGACATGCTGAAAGAGTTCATTGAAGAACAGGAATATAAAAAGCTCTGCCTGAAATATGAAAAGCAAATTGTGGAAATCCTAAAGAAAAACGTGCCTATGAAGCCGAATGCTTTGACAAACAGTTTCCCTAAGGAAGAACAGAAAATCGTAAAAGACTGTTTAAAATATCTTATGAGCGAGAGCCGTGTTTTTAAAGTAAGGAAGGATATAAACAAAAAAGGCTCTCCATGGTTTTTGGTCTTGGGCGAGCATAGGTACGATTGGCGTACTTTTACCTAACATATTTGGTTCCAACCTGTTAGTTTCAAATGCCATCGAACCAAAAATAAGCACTTTTGGTTCATAAATGAGCATTTTGATTCAGAAAACGGCCCTTTTGATTCGTTTCGTTCCGAAAAAAAGGCCCTTCGTTCCATAATAGAAAATCGGAGAGAACAGCATGCCTCGTAAATCTGCCATAGGAAAACAGAATACAGCGGTAATATACGCCCGATACTCCTCCCATAACCAGAAGGATGCGTCCATCGAGCAGCAAGTCGAAGCCTGCATGAAAAAGGCCGAGGCCAAAAAACTTGACGTCATAGAAACATATGCAGACCGGGCCATATCCGGCAAGACAGACAACCGGCCCCGGTTCCAACAGATGATGAAGGACGCGGAAGAAGGGAAGTTCCGGTACGTTGTGGCGTGGAAAAGCAACCGCATGGGACGGAACATGCTGCAGGCCATGATAAACGCAGAGCGGCTTCGGGAATGCGGTGTGAAGGTTCTGTATGTGGAAGAGGACTTTGCCGACACGGCTGCGGGCCGCTTCGCTTTAAGGAACATGATGTCGGTCAACCAGTTTTACATAGAAAATATGGCCGAGGATATCCACCGGGGGATGATGGATAACGCAAAGCAGTGCAAGGCCAACGGATCGCCGCCTTATGGCTACCGGATCGGGAAAGACAAACGCTTTGAGGTTGATGAGAACCAGGCGAAGATCGTGCAGGAGATTTTCCAGAAGGCGGCAGAAGGATGGTACCTGATAGATATCTGCAGGGACCTTAACCGGCGTGGCATAAAGACGCGCCTGGGTGGCCAGTGGAACAAAAGCAGTTTCAATAAACTTTTGCAAAACGAGCGGTACCGTGGCGTCTATATTTTTAACGATGTCCGCATCGACGGAGGCATGCCGCGCATTATTAGCGACGAGTTGTTTTATAAGGTACAGGAGGCGTTACGCATGAAGACAAATCCCAGATGTTCCGGAAGGACCAGGGACAACTATGTTACCTACCTGCTCACAGGGAAGCTGTTCTGCGGGCACTGCAAATCTCCCATGACGGGAGCATCGGGAACCGGGCGGAACGGACTGTACAGTTATTACCGGTGCCAGCGGAGGAAAACTGATCACACCTGCGACAAAAAGAATGTGCAAAAAGAATGGATAGAAGACACCATCGCAAAAATTATTTACAATTTTTGCCTGACTGATGATAATATAGAAGTAATTGCAGATGAGACGGTAAAATACAATGCAAGAAGACTGAAAGAAAGTAATGTCGGGCTGTTGGAAGAAGAACTGGAAGATGTAAACACGCGCATCGGCAACCTGATGAAGGCCATGGAGGCCGGGGCCACGACCCGGAACACGATCGCACGGCTTAATGAACTGGAAGACGAGCAGATGAAGCTGAACATCCGGCTGAGCGACGCGAAGGTCAATGTCGTGTCGTGCAGCAAGGAACAGCTGGTGACCGGGATGCGATTGTTCCGCAAAGGGGACATAACCAATAAGAAGGTGCAGGCGAAGCTGTTCGACACGTTCCTGCAAGCCGCCTTCCTGTATGACAAGAAACTGACTCTGGTCTTTAATTTTACGGGAACACGGAACCGGATTGAAGTGCCGATAGAGAATCTGATTGACGATGACGCCATAGAAGTTTTAAAATCTGAAATAGACACAGATATGATTCGCCCGAGTGAAACTAAGGGCCACCAGAGTGTTCCCAGGCGAACCATCATAAGGCTCTGTATGGGCTATGGTGCGTTTGTTTTACATATTCCACTCGAATAAAATTTGACAACAGGACGACTTTATTATGGTCGTCCTGTTCTTCTTTTTTATAACGGATTCCGTTATTTCTTAACTCGATACGTTATATTCTACCGTTACCCTGCGAGATAAATCTCAAATGGTTACAATCTAACGTAAAGGAGTGACGGCGATGATTAGGTTTTTGCTCAGTACCCGGCTTGGCGAGCTGAGGTACACTCAAGCCGACCTGGCTAAGAAGACAAATATTCGAGCCAGCACCATTAATGACTACTATTGGGAACTGTCTGACCGAATTAATTTGAAGCATCTGGATCTGATATGTGAGGTTCTCCAGTGTGACATTTCAGATTTGCTGGTCAGAGTGCCGGACGATGAATATGAAATCCGCACTAAGACAGGATCCATAATGAAGTCGAAGAAAAACTCCAAATAGGAAAAGCCCGGAGGCTGCAGAAAAAACGGCTTCCGGGCTTCTTTTTTTAAATAAAAAATCCAAAATAAGAACTTGACTTTATGTTCTTTTAGAGTGATGTATACACTACCGAAAGGAAAATACACACGGAGGTACAAAACACCATGGCAAGAGCATTTGATTTGAGAAAGCATTTTGAACTCGGGCATTACGCCACCACGATTTCCCGCAAGACTTTTGAAGCCAACTTTACCAAGACAAAGGAAAAAGTAGTATTCACCTTCAACGGTTGGGATGGCAAAAGCTACAACGGGGAGAGCCGCCGGGCATCCGTTTACCGCACGAACATTGAGGGGTTTGAAAACATCCGGTTTGTGAAGGTCGGCAAAGGCCTGCATTACATTGTTGAAAGCAAGCTGGTCCTTGAAAAGGCGACGGGTGAATGCCACCCTGTAGCAAGTTGGTTGGTCGATGTGGAGAGGGCTTGAGGAGGTGCAGAAGATGAAGGCAAAGAACATCAACATTGCAAAGGCAAACCTGCGGGAAGCATACAACGGTTCCTACTACACGATCCTCGGAGCAGGCGGAGACCTGCAGGAATGGGTGGACGGTTACAACCAGATGTTAGCCGAAGAGGGAATCGGAAAGCCGACGGCATGGTTCTATGCCAAAGGCGCAGCGGTCAATAAGGAGTTTGGCCTGACCGGGAATGAAGCCTTTAAGGCCCGCCTGACCATCCTTTTCTTCCCTCTGGATGATTTGGACATCGGCAGACTGGCCATCTTCAAACTCAGGATGAGCGACAGGTGGTTCGATGATGTTATTGATAATTTGCTGCGCCGACTCAATGAGGCCTGATTTTTTTAACTTGCTGGTTACTTGATGGGTAGTTGATTTTGTCGTCAAGATTAGTTCAAGATTCCATCAAGGTTGGATCAAGCTCAAACGATTTTCAAACGATAAAAATATGTTAACCATGCCTGTTTGAATGGGGTTGACGGAATTGGATACAAACGATTTTTTCCATCAAGGTTCCGTCAAGATTTACTTGACTGTAATTTGCTAAACTGGTCGAAATCGGCCAGTTTTTTTTTCTTTGCAAAAAAGGCTGTTTTTGCAAAGTTGCTCCACCAAAATTGCAAAAACAGGGGAATTTGCAAAGCATCTCCACCAATTTGACCATTTTCGTGGTGTCAGGAAAAAGGTTATCTATAGACTTCCTATAGACCACCTATAGACCATCTTATTGACAAAAACGATTACTTGATTTTTTCCGGCAAAATTCCTAAAAAAATTGATTCGTTTTGAAACAAGAATTCCATACTTTTTTCAGAAAAAATCAATCATACCTTTAAAAAGGCAAAAAAAATAAAGGCATCCCGAAGGATACCTTTATTGGATACTGGTGAACGGGGTAGGAATTGCACCTACGGTGTATCTTACGTGGCGGATTTACAGTCCGCTGCCTTCGCTACTCGGCGCACCCGTCCAGATAATTTGGCAGATGGTGAAGGATTCGAACCCTCATCGCACGGTTTTGGAGACCGGCATTTTGCCAGTTAAACTAACCACCTGAATAATAAAAATTATATCATCATTTCACGGCCAGCGCAACGACCAGGCAGGCCGCAGCAGCCGCCCATCCATTACGCTGGGCTTTAATTTTGAGCCTTTTCTGCTTTTCTTCTGCTGCGAATTTCGCTAAGGATTCGTTGGCCATCTGCAATGAGGTCTTCTGACTCACGGACAATGCTTTCAGCTCTGCCAGTTGCAGCTGCAGCTTTTTCAATTCCTGCAGTGCCGCTGTCAATTCTTGCTGAGATTTGAGCAGCGCTGTTTTGCTGTCGGTCAATTCGTTCTTCAATTTCCCGTTGCGCTGCTGTAGCTGATTCAAGATGTTGTCTAACCTGTCCAGCTCCGACAGGTAAACTACCCGTGTTTGCTCGTTCTGAATTTCTGCTGCCGATGCCGTAGCCGACGCAGAAAACAGCCACCAGCACAGCAACACAGACAAGAACAGCAATAGCCATTTCTTTGCTGTTTGGTCTAAAGTCTGAAACATACATACGCCCTCCTTATAAGCCGTATCCTTCAACCACGGTCAGCTCCACATCGTTACCGCTGTCAATGATCATCTGCGACAACTGCACACCGTCCGCATTTTGCATCCTCAAACAGCCATACGTCGGCATCCATCCCTGATAGTCAGCATACGGATCGGGAAGACCGGAACCGCCGCCATGGATATCACGGCCACGGGGGTCGCCGGACGTGATGTAAAAGTTTCCGTAAGCCGGTCCATATTTGCCGTTGGTAATCTCAGCTGACACATGGGTGTACAGCCCATTCGGCAGGGAACCTCTCGGGTCGCCGGACGGGCTGTACCCCGGCACAAATTCGTCCCGGCAAGGCCACTGGCCAATCACTTCATACTTTTCATTCATGGCGTAGATAGTCTGCTTCCGTCTCTGAAACTGTATTTCTTTTACCATGTTATTTAATAGCCTCCTTCCGTTTATTTATCAATGCCCATAATTCTTTGGCCACAGCCACATGAGCCTGTCCCAGGTTTTCTAAAACGGACAAGGCCTCCGTGAATGTGAGAACTGCAATTATCAGTGAACCAAACAGCTGTGGCATCCCATGATGCCCTACAATAAAATCCCCGATATAGGCAACAATGATCATCAGCATGTAGGACAAGATTTTGCTGAAAAATCCATCCCGGAGAGATCCACTGTCAATATACCGCCAGCGATGGGCAGATGGGATATAGCGGATGAATGTGACGATATTGCCACGCTTTTCCGTGAATGCTGTACCATAGGTTTTTTCGTAGAGCATGGCGCTCTGTGCGATGCACCGGGTAATGATGTCAATAACGGCCAGGGCGATAAAGCATACAAATACCACGCCAACGTCCATCATGGACATAGCCACGGCAGAAGCGGCCAGTTTTGCCGGAAGGAATTCCAATACAGATTTCAGCACACCCGAAGCATTCAGGCTTTTCCATACTTCTTTCAGAATATCCATGCCGCCGCCTCCATAATCAAACATCCCAGCAGACCGCCCAACCATGTCACAACCATATCTTTTTCATAGAAGCCCCTGTACACGCACCAGTCCCGGAGTTCTTTCATTGCGCCTGCGAACGCAGCCGCAGACAGCCCGTATAATGGGTTGTGCAGGGCAAAGCTCACCAATACGGATATTAAGAGCCCGGCAGCAAAGTGCAGCTTTTTATCGGTAGCCATCATGTACCTCCTTTTGGGTATAAAAAAAGCACCTTATCGGTGCTTGTGGCCACAATGGCCTTCAAATGTTTTGTTTTAAAATCTTGAGTAAATCCTGCCGGATGAGATACGGCCTGTCCCCGTGCGCTATGGCCCGGATGACGGCCTCTGCTTTGTCCACCACAGCCGCCTTTTTTCCGGGCGGCAGCGTAGCCAGCAGTTCGTCCACCGGCTTTTTGTACTGCCCTCGCAGGTAATGGATCTCGTTGTCCAGCGCCTTATCATAATAAAACTGCCATCGGTGCAGGACGTCCATTTCAAGATCTGGCGAATCCGGAACCGTTATGCTGATGACGTTTGCAGTAATCAGCGTCTTACCATCCGTAATAGGCTGCTCAATTATTCCAACATACAGGCTCACAACTGCCATTCCTGTTGCGAGGCGGTTAATCCGAAAGCCATTCTCCGGTCTCCTCAAAATCAACTGTCTCATGGCATTTCTCCGAATCTCTTATCAGGACAAAATCTTCCAAGATTTTTTCTTTCAGCGAATTTGCGTCCACATGTTTCAATAGGCCCAAGTACGATATAAGGACAATAAGGCAATGCTCCATCGTGACTTTTCCGGCAGCGTATTGTTCCATCAAATGCGACAGGTGCCGTTTCAGCCGAAGCGTTGTCTGTTTCCGTAGCAGTACCTTCCCAGCAGTGATGTGACGGCCGATGAATTCTGTGCCGTGCTTTACCGGCATAACAGCCGTTTTTCTGTTCAGTTGTAGCCCAAGATGTGTACGCAGGAATTCATCCACGGCTTTGGCCATATCCCATGTCTCCTGTTTAGAAGGGCAGAGGATAACCATATCATCCATGTACCGGATATAATACGGCACTTTCAGCACCCGCTTAATGTAATGGTCAAGCGGTGTCAGTACTACGTTTGCGGTGGTCTGGCTGATAAGGCTTCCTACCTGCATCCCGATACCCGGAATACGTTCAACGGTTTCCACGTCTTCATATTCCAGGGGCAAACCCAGCGGCCTGCCATCTGCCCGGATAGCTGTTTCAAGGAACCACATCATATCCGGATCGTCTAATGGTCTTCCCAGTTCCCGGAGCTGAACCTCTATCGGCACACGGAAAAAGAATTTTGCAACATCCAGTTTCCCGATGAACCATGCGTCCGGCTTTCGTGATACCAGGCGGAGCCATGACTGCAATGTGTTGACAGCTTTCACCGTCCCCATGTTGGGTACGCTGCCGTAGCTGTGTTCGTAAAAAGACTTAGAATAAATCGGCCATAACTGCAAATAGGCTGCACAGTTGACCACCCTGTCGTTGAATGGCAAAGAATGAATCAGGCGCTTTTTCGGGTAAAGCTCATAAAACGGATGCGGCTCCCCGGTGCGGTATGTCTTGTCCAGCAGCCGTTGCAAATCTGTCACGATGTTATCTTCGAGATGTGAGCTATACTTCAACACCTCTCTTTTGTACCGCTTTTGCCGCCGTGCCAAAAGATAGCCGTCATACAGATTTTCAAACGTAGCAAATCGTTCAAAAATATGTGAGTGCTTTTTCATAGCCACACCTCAAAGACCTGCTCGTTTCGGGCGCCGTGCCGTAACCGGAACGCCGGAATAAACAGGATAAAATTTTTTGCCCGAAAGCAAGGGGACAGGCTCCTTTATCCACCGCCTGTACTGGAAGCGTACCCAGTAGGTGCGCAACATCTGACATTTGCGGTAAAGCGGCGCGGAAGCCGATGTTCGTGTTGGCGTTCGAGCGGGGATTGTTGGCGTTGAACGAAGCCAGCCCATAGGACGTGTTGTTGTAGTTGCCGCCCGAATAGAAGAACCGCACCAGCCTATTCCCTATGTTGAGCGGGCTTGCTGACAGCCTTTTGCAGCCCGCCTACCATCTTACCAATTTCGACCAGTTTTTCTGACCATATGATGTACTTTCTCATGGGAAGGAATTCCAACTTCATTGAGAGCCGGATGTATGCTTTCAGCTTTTTTTGGGCTGCATCCAAGTTCTGGAGCGTAGTCTTTTTGTAAATCCTGCATTCCATCTCAATGCACAGTTCCAACAAACAGTCCATGTTCCGCTTGATATCCGCTACAATTGCGAATTTCTCTGATTTTGGAAATTGAGCCAAAGCAGGATAAGCATATAACATCATGTCTTCGACTTTTTGTGTGATAGCAAGTCCATGTTCGTTCTCGTCCATGATTCCCTCCATGATGTAATTTTACAGCATGGTATCTGTAATGTGCCAAAAATGGTAGATTATAACGAATTTCGTTAGGCCGATTTTTCAAAAAAATTTTCCGGCCTTACGGCCGGAAAGGAGGATCGGCGCCCCTCCCGGGACGCCATCAGTAACCAGTTATACAGCCGGCAGCTTGCAATAAGCGGCGCGGAAGCCGATGTGCGTGGAGGCGTTCGAGCGGGGATTGCTGGCGTAGAACGAAGCCAGCCCAGAGGACGTGAGGTTGTAGTGGCCGCCCGAATAGAAGAACCGCTCGTCGCTGACGTTATCGAAATAGCACAACTGTCCGGAGAACAGTTCGGTGTTACCGCCATACATGTACAAGCCGAGGTCGGCCAGCAACAGCTTCGCTTCATCGCTGATGGAGGAATCGCAAACGATGTTCGCAAAGGTGCAAGAGGAATACAAGGTGCTACCGCTGCCGGTATCGTTAGTCTTGCTGGTGCTGTAGGTCAGCTTGTTGTTAATCCAGTCCATCTTAACAGAACCGGAAGTTGTACCGGCGCCGTTCGGCTCAATTAATGTGCCGTCAGACGCTTTGATAGCTTTCCAGTCCAGGCTGTCGAAGCCCTGAGAATTGGAGCTGTCCGCACCATTGTTGTTATTCAAAATCTGCAGTTCGCCTTTTACGATACGGATGCCGCCTGTCCAATCCCATACATTCCCGCACAGATCGGCGATACCGGACGGGGTCTGGTCATGATACCAAGTCAGCGGGCCGGTGCCGGTCAAAGTACGATACGCATAATGAGTTTCGTCTTTGTTGTCCGGAATAGCCTTGTAGGCGGTTTCGGTATTATGTTTGCCGTAGTTATTATTGCCCTTCGGCATAACGCCGTTGTTCTGGCACCAGCGAACAAGCATGCCCCATTCCATACGTGTCATGATGTGCCAGCCTTCGCCCTTGTTCTCACAGGCGATACGAGCAGTGTCGAAATTAATGGAATGTTTCGGACCAACGCCGCCCAGCGAATAGGCCCGGTTGTTGTTGATTACATTCAGATACTTGGAAATGTACAGTTCGTCAATCTCTTTGCCATTGACGATGAATGCCGGATGGATGGCCGTGCTTTCACCCATGCCCAGCTGTGCATAGGTCATCTTCGGAATCTTCACCATGATGGACGGCAGGCCCAGGTCATCATACAGAATTTCGTTTCCGGGGCAGCAACCAGCCACAGCCAGTGCGGTTAAATCAAAATTAGCCATGTCAGTACCTCCTTATACCAATGCCCACAGCGTGAGCGTTACTTTTTCCATGTCCAACGGTTTCGGCTCCGGGGCATCCTCTTCGCCTTCCGGCTCCGTATATTCTCTCGCAGGAATGTCAATTTCTGCCACATAAGACCGGGCGTCCTGCGTTCCGGTTATCAGCTGATGGGCCGAATTGTAGCAGATGTCGATGTGTACAGGTTCGTCATTCTGCCGTTTGGCCAGGTTAAGCATCAGGTCGTCGTCAAAGATAATCTTGGTTCCGATTACCTCATAAGGAATTTTCTGGCCAGCATTTTTTTCGATGATAATCATGCTTCATATCCTCCAATCACTACATATTTCACCGTCACAGACGATGCGCTGCCCGTATAGGCAATCTTGAATCCGTTCACCAGTTTCTCGCTTACTTCTATTTCACCCACATTCCCGGAGAAGGCGGTCACTTCTGCCATTACAACATAATTTGTCGTATTCCGGGCCTTGGCCAGAGAAACGCTCCGTTTGGAATTGTTGAACGGGAACTTCAGGGAATTGGTCATGCTGACCGTGCCGATTTCGAAAGAATCATGGTCAGTAATCCATTTCTGGATATCTTCCACGTCCCACTTCATCTGCCGGGCGAAGTTAAGCAGTACTCCCAGGCTGATGTGGGCATCAAAAATGCCGTGTTCCATGTTGTTGAAATTGGTCTGGTCCTGCGGCGTGCCCTGCTGCATAACTATCCCTGCCGGGGTTATGGTATAGGTGTCATCATCATTTTTTTGGATATAGAACACATTCGATGGGCTCGTCACATGGTCCAACCATAGAGTCGGTTCATACATTTTTACGTTTCCTCCTCTCTGATCGTAAAGTCGAACCAGCTAAAAATGCCTGTCTGACCAGGCGTAAGCGTGATGTTGCAATTCTGGTGCGCCCACAGCTCCGCATCATTGTTGAACAGTTCCACACGGTTTACCGTAATGGGGCTGCCGCCGGAATTGATATTCAGTTGCGCACGCACTGTACCGTTCGACAAGATTTCGACAGCTGACAAATTCGTCTTATAGTAGGTGCTGCCTACCCGGTAGCGGGCGTAACGGATGCGCCGCTTGATGTAATTACGCAGGTCAGTAAAACCAGCTGCGTCAAGCATATTGCCTTCCTCCTTCCTTAAAATAAACCGCCCGGTGTGCTTCCACAGAACCGGGCACTATACGATATATCACCGGCCGCCGTATTTGCCGTGATACCATCTCCATCTATGCTGCCAGCCGAAACAACTTCCGGGAACGTACCGGACACGCTTTCACTTGTGTGTGGGTTTTTGTACAGCATGTTGCCTTTGGCTGTTTCTATCGGGATACCGTCTGCCGAAATGTCGCCCTGCATCACAGGTTCAGGGAACGTACCGGCAACAAGCTCATCCGTAAACGGATTCCGGTACAACAGCCCACCTTTATCCGTCTGTACTACCAAATCATTATCTATCAGGTCGCCCTCTGTGGCCTGTGATGGGAACGTGCCGGCGACCGATTCGTTGGTGTACGGGTTCCGGTACAGGATTCCGCCTTTTGCAGTTTCAATAATGAGTGCCGGGTCTTCAATGAGGCCGTACCGTCTCCGGTAAGGATAGGTGCCGGCCACTCGGCCATAGTAGCAGACCCAATTAAAGCTGGTCTTGATTACAAGGTCATGCGGAATCCAATAATAAATCCCATCCAAATGACTGCGCAACGATTTGTATTCGTCGATGAGTGCCACAACATCACCAATCGTCAGAGGCGGTGCAGGGTCCTTTGCGCTCATCAGTACCCGGAAGCAGTAAGGGTTACCATTGTACTCGAACCATTCCTCGATTTTGGCATATTGGTACACCGTTCGGATAACTTCCTCCACGACGGCAGGCGTACCCTTAATCCGGTGCCGTTCAATCGCAGTCCGGACAAGTTTCCGCTTGGTCTCTATCGGGTAATTATCACGGTAAAAATCAACGTGGAACTGCCAGGCCAGCTCATCCACCAGGGCTTCCGAAAGGTTGTCCAGGTTTGGCAAAAGCAACACAGAAGCAATGTCCAAACAGGCCTTACTCAGCTGAGGCTGGACAGAATCGCAGATATCCTGCACCGTCTGGTCTTCAGCAATACTGGAAGGAAGAGTCTTTCTCAGAATGGCCGTATCATCCAGATTAAGCATCTTCTGTACCTCCGTATTGCACCGACACAGTAGCTGCAATGCCTACCTGCGTCATATCCAACCGTGTAAAAGTCGGGGAGCGTATCTCAGCCCGTTTAGCACCGGCCACGACAATCTTCCGGATCAGTTCCGACGGGTTGATGTCCCGGCCGATCTTGCCTTTGGTCCATGTAATAAACTCATCCACCGCCGCTTCCACTTTGTTTTGGATAGCAGTTTCTTGTGCCACGTCATCCGTATCAATAAAGTAGGTCAGGTCAATGTTGTAGTTCACCGCAGCCGGAGCCTGTACCGTCACATGGTCCGTCAGCGGCCTCACGTTCCGGTCATTCAGTGCATCGCTCACGATCTGCAGCATTTCCTCTCCGGGCAACGCCCCGCCCTGTAACAGGATCCGGACGTCAATCTCTCCCGGTTCAGGACTGCCCACAGCGACGTCAGATATTAGCGCTGAGGCGTGTTTCGCAAAGAAGATATAGGCACCTATAGGCCCGGCAACAGAAAAGCTCTCCGGGGCTATATGGATGGCCTCCCGATAGCTATCATCCTGCTCAACGGCAGAACCGCCTTCCGACACCGTAGTGTTGGCCACGCTGTCCACATAGGCCACCGGGTCCACCAGCGTCTTAATCTGCCCGGCCACATATCCGTTACCAGCGGTACCGGTCTCCGTGCATGTCGCTGCCACTGTCCCGGTACGTTGCCCTGCAGGGATAACCAGCGCCGCATCGGACGCAAAGAACACCTGGCCGTCAGCTGTGAAACGGGTCCCGGCAGGAACCGTCACGTTAAAGGACAGCGTGTCCGACAGGGTCACCGCCATGGTTGTTTGTGCCGCTGTTGCTGGGATACGTTCCACGCCCAGCAAGGCGCCTAAATGATCCAATTTGTCCCCTTCGGCATACCGGAGCAGGTTCTGTTTCCCGGTATCATTGATGTTGTTCTTGAGCAGCACAATGATGTTTGTGATAGACAATAAAAAAAGGCGAACCGGGTCGCCTGGTGCTAACGTTCTTTTTGTAACCGTTTCATATTCTTTTATGATTTCCGCCTCTACCTTTGCGGCATCGGCGTCCACGAACACAATGTCCGGCAAATTACTAAGTTTGCTCATTGATGTCCACCTTCACTTTCGCGACCAGGGAGCCGTCTATCGTTCCCACCCAGTCTATATTCATGACCGCTGCCCGTGGCTCATACTTGGCGATACCCAGAACCAGCTCCGATGCGAACTTGCCCTTTGCCGCTTCCATCGGGCTGTCCAGATAGGATGGGTCAAGTCCAAGATCACGATCCAACGGTACGCTGTTTTTGGTCGTGGCCATGATGGTCCGTATGTTTTGCAGCACCTCTTCGACAACTGTCGCCGGGGCAATATTGATGGGCGGCATGCTCCCAGTTGTTAATTCATAAACCATTTCAGACCATCCTTTCCGAATACTCTTCTAACGTGACTGTCGCATCCACAATGTACAGGTTGCCACCGGCCCAGTGTTTCGCATCCTCGGTCAGGCCTTTCAAGACCCAAAGTCCGGTGCTTGTCCCAAAAGGCGAATCTTTCCATATGCTTTTGAGCAGGTTGCCGATGACCTTGCTTCCGAGGACAAGAGGGAATACTTCGCCAGTATCCCGCATCTGCCGAAGCTGGTTCAGAACGCTTTCCAGATTCACGCCATGGTCACGGCGCAACATGATCCGCATGGAGATTTTTTCCGTGTCGGGACCTAAGAACTCCAGCGACGGCTTCTGCCCGATGATGTCGTGCTTGGCCCATCTGCCCTCAGAGTTCCGCTGGTAATCATCGAACGTTTGCAGGTAGCGCCTGGACGTGATGAACGGGATGCTTCCCATATACCCAACAATCATAACTAACCTCCCGCATGTACATTTTCGCTGCCGACGGCCACGCTGCCGCCGCAGCTGACCGGGTCGCCAATGCGCCCAATCTGTCTCCCGTTAACATAGACAGTACTGCTCCCGGATGCGATCACACCGCTATGAGGGGCATGCACGATGCACCCATGGGGGACGTAGCTGTCATTCTGCCGACCGCATTTGATTCCGTTAACGTACACATTACCGGAACCTGTAGCAAGCGGCCTGGCCGGACAAGCGTCATGTCCCGTGTCGTTATCTCCGACTCTTGTTACTGCTGGCATAATGCACCTCCTAATTCAAATCAATTTTTGGCGCCGTCAGTATCAGATGACTGGATGCATGGATGCGTATCGTGCCTTTCCCGTCAAAATGGAAAAAACTGCCGTCCGGGAATCGGATGGAACGAACATTTTCATCCTGGTCTTCCGGCGGGTCTTCCACGGAGTAGAACGCTCCCAGAATGAAGCCTTCATTCATGCCGGTACCTGCAGGGTTTGGCAGGAAGCAACACAGCACCTGCGTATCTACCTCCGGCACCCAGTAGCCCAACGTGCCGTGACTGCCGACCACTATGATAGGCAGTTCCTGGCTGACCAGGCCTTTGCCTGCGGTATCGTCTTTATCCGGGAAGGTGACCCTGGCCGTGCAGTTCGCTGCGTTCACGCTGGAGACGCGCCCAATCCGGAAGATGTCACGGATCTGCTTAATATCCATTCAGGCACCTCCTCACATCAATGCTTGTCTGGTAGCCGCTGCCAATGTTGTGACTGGCACGGGTGATGATGTACTTCCCGTCGAACCTGCCGAAGCCGGACAGGTTCACGGTCACAGCAGCGACCAGGTTCAGGTTTCCCGGAACGGTAAAGCTGCCCGTCCATTCCTGGCAGTTCTTTTCCCGGAGTTTCTTTTTGGCCAGCCGCTGCGCCTCGGCTACCGTCTCCACCTGTTCCCGGACTTCCATTGTTTTGCCTTCCTTTTTGTCAGGGTCGGTGAATGTGGCTTCGACTACTTCTTTTTTCTTCCCGTGTTGGTACCGCACATGGCAGGCTTTGTAAATATCACGGGACCGGTTGCTTAACGAGTAGCTGAGGACATCCGCAATATAGAGACCCTCTCCCTGGGCAATGAAGACGCCGGGCTTTACGATGGTGATCTTCGCTTCTTCCGTTTCGTATTTTGACTCATCAAAAATAACGACCTTGTTTTCCGTGACCTTAAGCGCCAGCCCATGGTCTTTTGTGAGGGCAAGTAAAAAGGACAGGTCAGACTGTTCCGTCTGCTCTGTCCTTTCCAGTTTTGGGTTTTCTTCTGTGTCATACACCAGTTCCATCTCTGCGCCGCTGGCGATATCGTTGGCGATGGCTTTCAGTTCCACCTTTTCCCAACTTCTGGTTCTTTCCACACCTCGCAGTTTGTTGTTTGACGGGATGGACACCGTCCGGAGGCTGACCTCGGAAGGATAGCCGTTACTGCCAATCTCGTCCAGTTCGAACTGCCCAAGGCGCAGCGTTTTGTTTCCGGCGGTCAGTGATTCCCAATTTAATGTGTTCAGCGTAACTTCCAGAGTGGCGCCTTTATCCGGGAACCAGGCGTTCTGCCACATTCCCGCTTTATCTTCCAGTGTGAGATCCAAAGTATCCGCTTCGCCAGACATGTTGTCGGTGTAGCTTAATCCCTTGAGGTGTGCCGCCAGGTCTACAGATATATCCTTTTGGTTATAAACCACCGTGGCCGCAAGCCGTTTAGCAAGCATATCTCATCGCCTCCATGGCGGCAGCGTGTCCGGGGTAGGCGCTTTGTACTCCGGCAGGGTAAGCACGACCCCGGCAGAAAAGACCACAGTGTCCTTGTATGCCTGGTTCGCTTCCAGAAGGACGTTCATGGCCTTCTCCGTGCCATATTTTTTTTTGGCGATAGCGTCCCACATATCGCCCTGTATCGTGGTGTACTTATTCATAGCGCACCCTCCTTTGCTCGTGCTGATACTGAATCATAAATTCCCGGAATTTGGCAAATGATATATCACTTGCCTTGTCAACGGTTTCCCTAACTTCCTGTTGGTTTACATTCCCTGAGAAATGCAAATCATTGTGGATGTTAATCACCGGCGGAGCAGATGCAGTCTGTCTGTTTATAGACGGAGCGACAAGCTCCTTGATTCGCTCAATGAGTGTTTCTTTTTGTGCCGGTATATCATGGAAGTTAACATCCGGAGTTCCTGCAGTCTGTACCAGTGGGTCAAACAGTGCGGGCACAATGGACGGCTTCGCCATCGTCTGGATCACCGGGGACACCATCGGAGCATCCATCTTTGGCAAACTGATCACGTTATTCACCGCCGCCGGATTTACAACAGGCGTCTGCGCCATAGCCGTGAAGGACGGTTTCATTACCGGGCTTGCCGGATTCACTATCACTTCCGGTACCGCCGCCACTGCGTTGACGAAAGTCTTCACAATAGGCGAATCGGCTACCGCCTGAATAATGTTCTTCACGACAGGCGGGGCCTGCAGTATCGGTTTGCTTTCCGGAATCTGGATCACCGGGGACGGCGCAGTGATAGCTGCCTGTTCCACGTTCACCGATGCCGGAGCTACTTCAGCGGGAGGGACGTTCACTGCCGGGGCGGATGCGGTCACATTGATCGTGGGGTTGAACGCGGGGGATACCTGTAACATCGGTTGCAGTGGGTTCCCCATGATCTGGTTGGTTTTTGCCAGCAGCCCGATATTTCGTTTCGTCGGGGTATGGGGGATAGCTGATTCCCCGGACTCCTCAGCGAAGGTTGTAAGGAATGCTCCCTTGCCATAGATACCACCAGAGGCATTGGATGCCGGCTTCTCTGTTTTCGTTCCGGAAATTTCAAACCTGCCAAATATCGGTTGGGAAAGAAAATCGCTGAACGCCTGCCACTTTTCTTTGACCCAGTCAATTGCGCCTTGGAACAGTTCTTTGATAGAAGATGTAAATCTAAAAATCGCAGCTGTCGGATTATCCCACAGGTATTCAAAGAAATCCTTGATTTTATCCCAGTTGGCAATGATGGCGGTTGTTATGC